AGCACCTGACAATACTATGTAATAATCTTCTATTTCTAATGCTGCATCCCTATCTTCATGCTTTGCTAAGATTTCAGTGGTTACATCATATCCGTGTTTTCTAATATGGTTATACCAATATTTTCCGCTCCCTTGGTAATCTTCTACTGTAGTATTTGTATCATCATGAATGCCAATATATTTCTTCTTTGTAATATTATGAGTTTTTATGTAGATGTAATTCATCTATAGATACTTAGAAAATTTTTAGATAAATCAAGTTTTTGCATTGATTATAAAGGATTTTTTAATATAATTTTTCATATGAAAATAAATTTTAATGCTACGCAGATTGAATCTGGTGATGAATATAACTACGAAGGTGATAAGATTGAAAATAATAAAGAAATGGTTTTAAAACCAAATCAGGAATATACTTTAGTTATTAGCTACCCACTTCATAATCCTGCTAAGTTTACTTTTTATACTCATTTTCAGGGAATGACTCGAGCTAAGTTAGTTGCTCTTATTCGGAAGTATTACAAAAAGGTTTATGCTGAGGAAGATAAAAGTGTTGGTAAGAAAACAGACTGTATTCCAGGAATGTTTAATAGAGATACTAGTAATGGGAAATACGGAATTTGGGGTCATCACATTGGTGATTTAGTTTTAGTCAATGCTAAGGTTTCAAAGAAAAATGTAATAACCTTAGGTGTCGATTCTTAACTTATCGGAAAAGTTGTTTTCTTATGCATTCCTGGAGTTGAATATACTAATTCATTAAACTTAAACTCCTTATCATTAAAAGTAGAGTCACCGTCTAATTCTTTACAAGCTCCATGCTTAACATAAGCTAATGTCAAATGACCTTTCCATTTAGGATAATCTGTAGTAATTTTATCTTTATAATGCTCCATTAGAAATCCATGTAGTTTTTTAATATCCTTACTTTCTACTTCTATTTTTAGGACATCTTTTTCTTTAGAGCTAAATCTAGAAACTTTACCTAAAGTTAAATTGAGTTCACCCCAATTACCTAATAAAGATTTTAGTTCTTTTGTAAAATCACCATGAAATCCAAAAAGTATTGTCACATGGGGCTCGTTCTCATAATCTCCATCCTCAGCTAAGTCAGTTTTCTTAATATGAGTCTTTGCAAACTTAATAAACCTCTTACCAATTTTATTTGGAAATACAGCCATTAAACAACCATATTCAGTCGAACCTTTGCTGGCACTTTCTTTTAAATAATAAAAATCTTCAAATTTAATCATATATTCAATAAATCTTGAGCAGTCGACAAATCTTTTTTAATTTTTAGTTTACCATATAAATGTCTAACTTTTTCCCATTCAGACTTTGTCATTAGTTGACCATCAATATAGTAAATATTTAGTTCAGACCCATATCCTATTTTAGCAGGATAGTATTGAGCGGGACCATCTAAGTTATGTAAAATATTACAATTTCTATCTTTAGAAATAGCAATACTACCAGAATGATATGTTCTTTTATATAATCCTTTATCAGTTTTTTCTAGTTTATAAACCTGAGGATGTGGAGAAGTTATTTCAACATCTTCTAAGATCTTTCTAAATTCTGTATTAAATTGAATCATATATCTAAGAGATCTGTTGCTGTTTGCCTATCTTCTGGTTCGATATTATGATTAAAAGGCTCTAATTCATAATCCCAAAAATGCGCATCTACTGTTTTAATTCTTACAATATACTCTGTTTCAGATACTCTATAGGGAAAATTTGGCTGAGGGGGTATTCTAAAAATTTTATTTTTATATTCTGCATTCCATTCATTTGGATGAGTAACTATAACTAAATCACCTACTTTAAATCTAGGAGCAGTAGAAAAAGTTACTTCAGAATATAGTTGATAAATTTTGTTGCAATCTTTATTCATAATGTTTCAACTTGTTCAACTAAGTGTGCTGAAAATTGACTATAAGCAAATTCGAAATTAGACCCTACTTCATCTGGATCCTGGTAAGAATATTGTATACCATCTAGTTTTACTGGAAATGCTTGGGTATATCTAAATTCTATAACTCGTTTGTTGTATTCATCCAAGCCAAATATTGATATGTCTGCTTGGTAGGATTTTTCAATAGTTCCTTCTGTGTATTGATTTAGATTAGATAAATTCTTAGAGTCGTAAAAACTTTGCTTAGAATCATTTAATAAATCTAACCACTTATAAATTACCCAATAGTTATTAAATCTATTATCAATAGTAAAGTCAACAGATAAATTCTGATATGGTTCACGGGAGTAACCTGTAACTTTAAGAGTTTGACCTGAATATCTTATAGCTTGCTCAGGTATATTGACTTCAGGAACAATTGTTCCAAAAACTGAGAACTCAAGTGTGTTTGGTAAAATCGTAGAATTAAGTCTATCTATTCCTTTAGAAATATCTTTCAGAGCTTTAGGAACAGTTAAGACCATAATAAACTTATCTTTCCTGACCTTGTTTAAAGGTGACTGAAAATATGTATCTGGATTTGCCGCGTCGCTCATATGTTTAATAAATCTATTGCAGTATTATGATCTTTTTTATTTTTAATTTTGCTTATATTTACAACATTTTCAATATATGCCCAATCGTTATCATTTGCTTCTTCAATCTCACCAACAATACCAGCATAAACATTACCTTTTTTATCTTTCCATTTTATTTTTGCTCCTTTATTACTCCAAGGAAAATCTTGAGCTGTTATTGGACTTTGAACATCAACTACCCATTTATCGTCGCAATCATTAATGTAAACATATTTTGAAGGAACAACATATATCTTTTGATTATTTTCTACAACTAACTTATATAACTCTTTAAAATTCATTATTACTTTCAAAGTATTTATTGTTCTACTCGCCACCCTAGTTGTTGTAGTTCTACCATATCTTCGTTATCATCCTGAGAACCGTGAAAATCCATTATAAATGGCATAGCTCCATCTTCAAATGTAGGTCTTTCTATCTTTCTGCGCAATATTGCTTCTAATTCTTTGAATGTCCGAGATGATCCGTAGTCAAATAATTTAAGTCTTGATGGTTTATTATTCTTATCTTTTTCTACTATTTCAAAATACTTTTGACAAATATCAACATCTAAGATCATTAAAGCCCAAATTAGAGACATAACTCGATCATCTTGTTCACCATTTCGAGCGCTCCAAGTTCCGTTAGATTGTCTAATAAAAGTTTTTAATTCATTTATTGTGTTAATATCATTCAACTCAACAGCATTTAGTTCATTAACCCAATATCGTTCGTTAGTAACTCCCTTATATTTTGTATTAGTATGAGCTTGAACACCTATTCTGTTATATGTATTAATACCGTAAGTTACTATATTATCATATTGAAATACTTGGCGTAATTGATCTACAACCTGAGCACCGCAGTTATTTCTTTCAATTAGAGCAGGTGGTTTACCCCAATGGCAAAGAATTTCAAATAACTTAGGAATAAATTGAATTGGGCTAATTTTGTTGTTATGATATACAGCAACTTGTTTTATAGATTTGAGATCAGTGATATCAAGAACTTGAGCAACGGTAGCAGCTTGACCGACTCCTTCTCCAATATCTACCCCAACTGCATATAGCTTATCTTTGCTAGGTTGATCCCAAAGAAGATAATGATCATCATCTAGAGCAATTTTAGGTGGGGTAATTTTTTTAACTAACTTCTCAAAGGTTTCTTCGTCAATAGAAGCTTCCCCAACATTTTGAAACACATTCCCATATTCAGTTTCAAAAATCTCTCTACTTCCCATGTTTCTTATTGTTTCTTCTTTCCATTTTTCATCACGACCAGGAATATCCCACCAATCAATTCTTTCTGGATGCCAACTGTTTTTACCTTTACTTGCATCATCCCATAACTCATAAAACAAATTATCCGTGCCATTGGGAGTGCTCATTGTAAAAACTTTTGCTTTTTTAGATGCTGATATAACAGGATAAGAACTAGCCCAAAATTGTTTTGCTATCTCAGGAGCAACTGCGGCTAATTCATCCAAAAGTAGACAATTTACGCTTTGACCACGCCCTGTATCACCACTTGTTGTAGAAATACTAATCTGAGAACCATTTGCAAGATCCATAGAAGTTTTTCCATACCCACTACCAATTCCAGGCTTCAACCAATTAGGTAACTCTTCGTAAGCTAAGCGAATACGTTTAAAAATTTTACCTGCAGTTTCTTCTTTGTTAGCAGCAATTAAGATTGATTGATCATTAAAAAAACAAGCTAACCATAAAGCAAAAATAGTTGACAGGGTCGTTTTTCCTGCTTGTCTCGATGCTAATACAATTACAAACCTATTATCTCTAAAAGATCTAAGAACTCTTTTTTGATAGGGATGAAGTTTTATTTTTTGTCTTCCTTCATCTAGAACAACAATATAAAAATAATTTTCTGCAAAATGTAATATATTTTTTCTACATTTTTCTATTTCTTTAATCCACTCTGGGTGGGCACCGTAATCAAATTCAGCCTTAGAACTTGGAAGAGCTGGATTACCTAAATAAAATGAATTGTCGTTCTTTCCTGCCATAAATTATAATATTTTTACATAAGTATTTAGTGAATGAATAATAAGCGAGACCTTTTAGATATTGGTAATATTTACAGTGGGTTACTTGACAAAGTATCAGTCATTGTAGAAAAACGTGAAAAAACGACTGCTAAGAAGGGAATTGCCTCCGATACTTTCCAAGTAGCATCTGATAAGAAACCTACAGATGCTAAGGTTAAACCTGAACCCTACGTTAATAAAAATTCAGGACCTGCTAAGGCAGATGGAGTTAAGACAGATATCATTGATCCAGGTAAAGATAAGAAGAAAGGTAAGAAGGAAGATTTTTATCAGGCTGCTAAATTTTCTCAAGTAAAAGTAGAAAAAACAGAGAGTGAGGATATAAATAATTGTATGAGCAAATTTACTTTCGATAAACTTTATGAAGATGTAATGTCAGGTGAAGATATTTCTCCTGATGTTGACCAAGCTGCTACAGATCATACCGAAACTGGTGAACACGATGCTGAACTTGGTCAAGAAGATGATATTGTCGAAAAGCTACATTCTGCGATTGAACTTCTAAATGCTGTCGTAGAAAAACTTGCGGGTGCTGAAGGTGAAGCTGAGAATGTCGAGGGTGAAATCGGCGCTGAAGAAGATTCTGACAACGAAGCAGAAAATGATAATGAAGATGAATTAGCTGGTGAAGCTACTGACATTAAGGAACTCAAGGATGGCGTTAAAACTATGCAAAATAAGAATAACAAAGTCGGAGATGAGACAGCATCTTTAGTCGACGGAAAAGAAGGTGACGGAAAGATTAAGGATGGAGCTACAGGGAAGCTAGAGAAGGGCCCAGCTGCTAAGTCAACACCAGTAACTGGTAAATCAAATGTAGTTTCAGGGAAAGCGTCAAATACTGGTAAGTATCTCTTCCAGAAGTAATATAACTCTACAAAAAATTAAGAAGGCTCAGAAGAAATTCTGAGCTTTTCTTTTGATTAAATAATTCTAAAGATGTCATTATTTGAATCACAATTTAGAATATTAAAGAATCAGCTTATCTTAGATTCTTCTGAAAATTTTAATAATGTTGAGATAATAATTTCAAGTTTATCTGACGAAGAGTGGTGTAAAAAACCAGAAGGAAAATATACATTAGACGGAAAAATTTCTACAGCATTTGTATATAATACAGCTACAAATTCATATAGAATTCCTTGGGTTGGTGTAGATGATTCAGATATAAGCTTTTTTAATTCTCAAGATAATTTTAGCCGTTTTGATGGTCCTGCTAGGATATTTAAACGAGGACGTATCTACGAATATATTATTACAAATAAAAACGGAAACAGAGTAATACAAACTCGGAACCCAGAAGAATATTGGAATCATCCTTTAGTTTTAGCTATGAAAAATTTAAACAGGAAGATAGACAGGAAGGACTAGATTTACTTAGCATATGATAAAATTTAAAGATTTCTTCAAACAGAAACAGCCTAAAAAGCTTAAAAGTGAAATGAAGGCTCGTCATATGCATCCTATTGGTCTTGATCCAAATTCTCATCCTAAACACCCCGGGAGATTCGTTCCAAAGATGCATCAAGTAAAGCAAGAGAATCCTAAATTAACTCGGATGAAATCAGGTCAATCAAAACGTGAGGTTTTAGCTTCATGTGATGTAAAACAAATTATTCGACAATTTAGTATTTCACCTGATATAAACAATCCTAAGAAATTAGGTAATACTGGTATTGTGATGAGATATGATCAGAGATATAAGAAGTTTATCTTAGAGTCAAATCGAGATGGGGTGGAAGTGATGACAGCTGAAGGTATACAGAGAGTTGGTGTTACTAAAATTAAAGATAATTGGTGGAAAAAAGTTAGTTATGACGGCGCTGTAAGTTATCATAACAATATTGATTGCAGTGAAAGTAGTTATCATCGATTAGATGGACCTGCTTTTGTAGAATCAGATAAAAGTTTTATGTCTTGGTGGGTAAACGGAGAAAGGCATCGTTTAGATGGACCAGCAAAAATAATTAACCGCGGTGGTAGAGTAAAAAACGTCTACTATATTCATAATGAAGAATATACAAAAGAAGATTTTGATAAGTATATTCTGAAATTTGGAGGAGCAGAAAATACTCAAACAGCTCTAGATTTATTAGATATTTAAAATTATGTCACAACAATTTTATACAGGAAATCCAACGCCGAATATTTATCCGTTACCAGATCCTCTGAATAATGATTGTTTTCGTTTTACAAATAAAACTCAAAATAGTTCAGAAAGACAACTTTATACAGAGTATTGGATTGAACAAATTAACTTATATGGTCAGCAAGTTAACTATTATGTAAATAATTTTTCTACACTCTCAGCTGATAATTTTTATGGGGAGCAGCCTAACCAGAAATTTAGTTTACCTCAGAATATAATTATAGCTATTAACTTAAATGAAAATGCTTTGTTATTAAGCAAATATGGAATTCTTTCGGATGATGAAATTACTGCTTTTCTTCCAATATCTTCTTTTTATCAAGCATTTGGATCAGGAGCAGAGCCTAAGTCTGGTGATGTTTTTTCATTAATAGAATATGGAAGTGATAGAATAAATGGTAGAGGTCCAAATTATTATGAAGTAACACAACGTTTAGATCAAGATATAGCTCAGATTAATCCACTAATGGGTCACTATGTATGGTTAATAAAAGCTAAGAGATTTGAATATTCTTTTGAACCTGGATTATCAGGTGAACAAGCAAATCAGCAAGTTTATGATGATACATTAACCTTAGGTGTTTCAGGAGCAACTAAACCTTATAGTTATGATGTTGATGTTGATACACAGCAAAATGTATTTGATTATACTCAGACAAATAATTATGATGGAGCCTATGGTGGATATGGCGGTGGAGATGTGAGACCCCCAATTCCGATTGTTATTAAAGATTCTGTTCCTGTTCCTCAGATCGACGATACTGGTAAAATAGTAGCTTGGGCATTTCGTGATCAAACTACTGGTCAAATTGTTTATCTAAGAATAAGAGATGGGGTAATAAATATAGATAATAAATGAGATCTAAGATTATAACACTTGTATTGTACTTATTGTGTTTTGTAAATATTACATTGAAAGCGCAACCATATTCTGGTATTGTTTCAGATACTAATGGTTTAGTTTATATATTGTTGAATAATTATCGTGTATCTGCTTGGCCATGGTTTTCTAAATATAGTCATGAATTTTCAAATGCTGTTAATGGTGTTGTTGTCGGAGGGGGTGGAGGGTCTCCTGTTGTTTCCGGTACTAACACATACGTTCAGTTTATTTCTGGAAACTATCAGGTTAATGTTCCGTTTGGTATCTTTGATTTGATTGGCGCGGCTCAGTCTGCAACCAATAACCTAGGCTCTGCCGCCTTCAAATCTACCGGGTACTTTGACATTTCTGGCGCTGGAACAACAGCGGCCTTTAACGCCACAAATGGTTATCCTTGGGGATCGCTGTATGATTTGTCTGGTTCAGCCAACGCAACGACTAACGGATACATCTGGGGCGCTTTATACGATCCGGTAGGACGAGCATTAGCAGCAACAAATGGATTTCCGTGGGGATCTCTTTACGATGCCTCCGGATTGGCATCCAGCAAGGCTCATGATGCAACAAATAATCTAGGTTCTGCTGCGTGGACTGCATCGTCAGCCTATGACGTTAGTGGTGCGGCGCTTGCGGCAACCAATCACATTCTGGACATCTACACCAAGACCAACGATGCTACTTGGTTTGATTCCAAGGGTGCGGCTTTGGCAGCAACAAACACTCTGGCTGCACCGGCTTTGGTTGGGCTTGTCCCGAACTCATCGCTGCCCACATCGCCAACCAACGACACGTTCTCGTATATCCGAAACAGCACAAACGACACATTTTCCTACGTTCGGTCTTACACCGGAAATGCAACGAACGACACATTCACCTATGTCCGATCATGGGCTGGCAACGCCACAAACATTGCAACCGCCGTGGCCAATGGGATTTACTCTAATAATCCATCTGGCTACCAGACGGCGGCGCAGACTTTGAGCACGGCGCAGAGCGTTGTGGCTACCAACGTGCCAGCCAACGCGCTCCACGCGACCAGCGCGGACTCGGCGACCACTTCCGGCTCTGCAACCTACGCGGTGACGGCGACGAATGTTGCTTATGGCGGGAACATTGTGCCAGCCATTCCTGCCGTAACTTTGCTTCCCGACGCTAACCACACAGCCATTGTTTATACGAATGGTGCTTACACGACGAACCAGACGGTTTATCAATTTCCAAGTTCGACATCAGCGGGATTGAATGAATTGCAAACACTTTTCCCTGTCGGATTCTTTCAGCATGGGTTTGCGGTGGATTTGCAGGGAACAATCTATCGGTTCGAGACTCCAATTTACTTGACCAACAATATCATAATTCGAGGTCAGGGGCCGCAGGCAACCATTCTGATGTATGATGGGCCGACAAATTATTGTTCACTCATCAATGCAATGACGTTGACAAATATGCACAACTTTACGCAAGACCGGAAGTATCAATATCTGTTGACCAACTCGCTAATTGTTATTTGCACGAACGGAACACGGGCCGGTCAAGTAGACAGTTCTGAGTATCAGGTGACTTTTTCAGAACTTTCAATTCAAACTGC